GTATTCGTTAACTGTGTCATTGTGCTATGAGCTTAAAGATGCCGCAGATAAGAATGCCAAAGATTGGAACAATCAAGTCAACTATTTCTTCGAATTTATGATGAATAATTTTGAAACTGAGTTAGTTGTTATGGGCACCAAACTTGCGCTTACCCAATATCAATTGCCGTTGGATCCAGACGAAATTACTTGTTTTGATGCGTTTCATGCCAAATATGGAAAATATATTTCGGCAGCTACAGAACGTAAATAATCATAATCCACTTGACACCGCCCTTGAGCGGTGTTATAATATATACATTAAACAGGAGCAAATATATGTCTAATGTCGATCCAATCGTTGACAAAATTGTAGTAGCTAGAATTGGCTTGCTACTTCGACATCCGTTTTTCGGCAATATGGCCACTCGTTTACGTATTGTAGACGGAAGTAATTGGTGCAATACTGCCGCAACTGATGGTCGTGCATTATATTACAGCAGAGATTTTTTTGAAGACTTAACTCCTAAACAAGTTGAATTTGTAATTGCACACGAAATATTGCATAATGTCTTTGATCATATGATGCGTAAAGATGGTCGGAATGCACAAATTTGGAATGCTGCCGCAGACTATTGTGTTAACGGGCAATTAATCCGAGATAAGATTGGCGACCAAATTCCTAAGATTAAAATCTATCACGATCCTAAACATTATGGTAAAAGTGCAGAACAAGTTTATGACGAAATATACGACGAAGAAGACGAAAAAAGTCTTGCCGCACTTGGACAACTTTTGGATGAACATATTGATTGGGGCAAGCCCGGAGAAGGGGATGGCGATGGAGACAACACAGGAAAAGGTCCAGGCCGGCCACAATATAGTAAAGACGAACTTCGTAAAATTCGTGATGAAGTTAAAGATGCTGTAATGCAGGCCGCGAGTGCGGCAGGTGCTGGTAATGTGCCAGCGGCAGTTGAACGCATGATCAAAGACATGACCGAGTCTAAGATGAATTGGCGACAGATTATTCGTCAACAGATTCAAAGCACTATCCGCAATGACTACACATTTATGCGGCCAAGTCGCAAAGGATGGCATATTGGCGCTATCCTTCCAGGCATGAATTATTTAGAATCTATTGACATTGCAGTTAGTCTTGATATGAGTGGATCTATTTCTAACGAGATGGCGCAAGACTTCCTTGGTGAAATTAAAAACATCATGGACGAATTCAAAGACTATAAAATTAAATTATGGTGTTTTGATACCAATGTTTACGGTGAAGAAGACTTTGAAGCTCAAAACGTGCGTAAAGGAGTAGTAAGATCATACGCCGAAGTTAGTGCTATCGCCGCGGCAAAGAAACGCGGTCAAGACTCGATTAGGGTTACTGATGGAATAGGAGCACCAATAAATTACGCTGTGTTCAACCCCTCCCAGATCAAATCCGCCGACCCAATAACCCGCGACGATTCCGGTAACATCATCCCGCTATCTAAACGCTTCGACCAGACGACTGATGATATTCGGTATATGCCAGAGAAAAGTGTTGCAAATCAACCAGATCAAAATAAAGAAGGAATAGTAAATGAAAGACAACCAAGCACAATACAAGCTGAACCCAGCCGCACAGGCACTGGCGGATCAGAAGCCACAGGAGAAGGACTACGAGGACAAGGAGGATTACCTAGAGGCTCTGAGCAGCTTCAATCATATGGTCGCCCCGGCGATCAGAGCGTCCCTCTCATTGGACTACCTGCAACAGTAACGGTTCCCGGAATCGGGAAATACACGTTTGGCCCGAACGAAACCGCTCGCAACGTAGCGGCAGAATACGCACGTTCAGCCGGGATCGATTACAACCCGCCCAAGACCTACGCAAAGGTCGATAAGGCTCGCGCTACAAGGATCGCTGACGAGTATGACAAAATGGTTCACGCTCCCAACGATCCTAGGGTTAAGGAGTCGTATGACGCGATGATTAAGGAGACCATCGATCAGTGGGAGATGATCAAGAAGACTGGATTGGTTGTTGAGCCTATCCCGGCTGGAGCAAAAAACCCCTACGCAGCAAGCCCACGCCTCGCAATTATCGATGTGAAGGACAACAACCACTTGTGGTTCTTCCCAACGAATAGCGGATTTGGTGGCACTGAGTCAGCGGGGGTAGATATTAGCGGTAATCCATTGATGAACCCCACCGGGGAGATCCTCAACGGACACACCATGCTTGCTAATGATGTGTTCCGAATTGTTCACGATTACTTCGGACACATCAAGGAAGGGGTAGGATTCCGTGCTGATGGCGAGGAGAATGCGTGGAGATCGCACTCCGCAATGTATTCTGACAAAGCTCGTCCCGCGATGACAGCAGAGACCCGTGGGCAAAACTCTTGGGTTAACTACGGCCCGTTTGCTGAGTTTAACAAGACAGCCGATGCCGACAACACCCAATACGCCCCACAGAAGACTGGGCTACTTCCAGACTGGGTCATGGGCGAGGGGGTAGCTGATTCGGGATATATTCCCAATACTACTCCAGATAACGAACGGTTTGTTAGTATTTCAAACTCTGGCAAGGAGGCTGTCTCCGGCGGCATTGAAAATGTTAAGTCTGGTTCAATCCTAGGGACTGTTCGGTTCATGCCGGAACCAGATATCGAAAGAATTATTAGAAATTTCCCAGTAGATGATTCGGTAAAAAAGAAAATGGAAGGCAAGGTTGGATTTGCTTTTGCATCTGATTGGTCTGACTCAAATCGTCCGTATGTTACCGAGAACGGAAGAAATATTGATATACTGATGGGTGGTGTTGGTTACTCATATCACCCAGACATTATTGGCAAGGGTGGCTGGGCTGGCTCATTCTCAAATCTAACTAACCGAGTCCTAAGGAAGATAAATGAAACTGATGGGATTGGATTAGTTGTAGCCGGAGGCAGGGATTCTACGGCTTCTAGTCGATCATTCTCACTAGCCTTCATGGAAGAGTTACGCGATGCGCTTATAAACAAAACTATCACACGGGCGGCGTTAAACAATATTATCAAAAATAGCGCAGAGAGAATACTCGGAAGGAAGGATATAAAGTCATTTGCTGATTACGACAAACTTCTTCATGTTAAAAATAATCAAGGAGGTCTTACCTTTGAGGAAAGATTCGACATGGTTACAAGTATTGGAGCGCACAGTAATAAAAAAGCATTCGGAATACTTAATTGGAATGACGTATTAAAAAAATACGAAATACAAAATGGGGTGTTTGAACCCGGACAAATTATGTCTGTTGTGCAATTCAAGAAAAACGCACCATTAGCTACGGCTTCAGATATTGGAGTAAAAGAACACAAATCATACGAGGCTGTTATTCAAGGTGAGCCGTTGGGAATCCTTACAGAGAAAGTCATGATTGCTGATTTTTTCAAAGACTTTTTTGAAGTTGAGAAGACGCAACCAGCTTCTTACACAAGGAAGGTTCAGACTAAAATGCCAAACTTTAGATATGGAGAGGGATCAGCAATATTTCCAAAATCTTCCGCCGAATTGATTTCTAGTGTTGCTAAGATGAAATAATCGACCACTATTTTCAACATGAGCGAAGAAATGCAAGAATCCCAGCCACCCGAGTGGTTTGCCGAAGTCCTCGAAAGGGCTAAGGCGCATGGTGACCGGAAGCGGGTTGAGTATTGGAACCCAAAGGGGGCTGCAAAGGCACTCTGGCTACTCGCACAGGGGCGTAGCTACTGCGCCATAGCCAAGGAGACTGGGATCGATAGGAAGACCATCAGGAGCCTAGAATGGCGGCATGAGGACACCCTAGAGACCAAGCGCAAGGACTTCAGTCGGAAATACGCCATCGCAGCGGAAGAATACACCGATTTGCTGTTCCAGAAGGCAGAGCAGCTTGCCGACGATCCAGACCAGCTCAAGAACATCTCCCCCGACCGTCTCGCCCTCACGGTGGGTATTATGACAGACAAGGCTACCCAGCTTGCTGGTATGGCTGGCGTGGTGATCGAGCATCGCAAGGGAGCCTCCATCGAGGACGCTGCCATCATGATCGCTCAGGCTAAGGCTAGGATTGCCACCCGGATGTCTAACGTGATCATTGATGTGGCATGAAGTGGAGACCTCACCAGATCCTGACCCCACCGTCCGAGGACGAGATCGCGGAGATGGAGCCGGAGGAGCTAATGGAGATCCACAAGATCTACCATGAGGCCATCGAGAACGCCGACAAAGATCCATTCCGATACGGATTCCGCCTACCGCACTGGGGTAAGGCAGAGGAGCAGCTATCGGAGGTTACGGAGATCGTGGCACTTGGTGGTAACAGGTCAGGCAAGACGCAGTGGGGTGCATTCTCCATCGTCCGGGCTGCGGTAGAAAACCCCAACTCAGAGATATTCTGTTTCGCGCAGACATCCGAGGTATCGATCCGCCAGCAGCAGAGCGCGGTCTATGACTGGCTCCCTGCGGAGCTTAAGACCAAGCAAACAAGCGCGGGTGCGTATATCAGCTACACCAAGAAGAACGGATTCACGGACGGGAGCCTAATCCTCCCTAACGGGTCGCAAATCATCTTTAAGACATATTCCCAGTATCAGAATAACCCCACCATTCTGGAGGGTGCGGAGCTTGGTAGCAGGTCTCCCGTGTGGCATAACATCGGGGTGTGGCTGGACGAGTATCTACTCGGGCCGGAACTGATCAACACGCTGCGCTTCCGACTGGCTACGCGGGACGCTAAGATGCTGGTTACGTTTACCCCCATCGATGGCTGGACTGAAGTCATTAAGGAATATCTCGACAGTGCCACCACCTTGGAGTCCCGTCCTGCGGAGCTACTCAATGGTGAGCTAGTGCCATACATCCAGCGGTCGAAGAAGCGCAACGCATCGATCCACTACTTCCACTCGCAGGATAACCCGTTCGGGGGCTACGACCGCATCAAGGAGGCTCTGGAGGGCAGGACGCGGGAGGAGATCCTCATCCGTGCATACGGAGTCCCTGTGAAATCTCAGGCGACCAAGTTCCCGAAATTCAACACTGCCGTAAATGTAATTCCGAGGGATCAAATTCCAACCAAGAACGTCACCCGATACCAGATCATCGACCCGGCTGGGGCAAAGAACTGGTTTATGTGTTGGATCGCCGTAGATGAGGGGGGAACAATGTGGGTTTACCGCGAATGGCC